TGATTTGTTGAATAGTAGCGTGCGCCTCGTAATTAACGTTGAGCTTTCTAAGGTCGTTCTGTATTGCTTCGAGTAATTCTAGGTTGGTCATAATGATACTTTTAGGTTGCCGCTTGAGTCCCTATATAGTTGACCACTTATAGAAGGGTCGCTATCAGGTAAGTTTTTTAAGAATATCTGTCCGCTTAATTCGTTTTTAGTCCTAGTAAATTGTGCGTATTGCAAATCATTATTCTGCACAAATACGCCATCTAAACTAACTCTTGTTACGCTTGGAAATGAATCTACATCTATAAGCGTTGTTTGAAATTGTGGGTCATCCGCTGGGTCTGCATCTACACTTTGAGCAGATACCTGCACTTTAAAGTATTCGTTGCCATAAGTATGATAACTAAAAGATACTGTATCGCTATTAAATTCATCCGTGCCATTAAATAGTTCGCTTATTACAGTACTACCGACTTGAGTGTACGTACCACCACTTGTAGAAGAACTTAGTAGCCTAACTTCAAACTGAAAATTATCTCCTGAGTCTAAACTTGATATATCTATCAACTGTGCCGTTACCTTAACTCTTATAGAATCCCCATTTGTTACTTGGAATGAAGAAGTCGTGTAAGAAGCGTCTTTATCAAAAGCGTTGTTAGTAGTATCGTTTATTTCACTTGTAGGCGATACAGTGGGCGCACCATTATTTACATCTATCTGAGTTCTTACCCTGTTAGCATCTTCTAGCTGAATTAACTCATTCGCTGAGTCTATTTTAATACCACCGCTTGCGTCTGTTGCATCTAGGGTAAAAGTATCGAAGTTTATTTTAGCAATACCGCCTGCTTCGTTTACTTCTAAAAAGTTAGAGGTGTTACCACCCACCCTAAACAAATAGCCACTGTTAGCCGAAGTGTCTACATCAGTTATGTATCCTAAGTAATTATCTGAATCAAGAAATATACCACTAAATTGCAGTGTATCTGAATAGGTTACTGAACTTGTTATATTTGAATTTGTTCTATCAAATGAATTATCAATTCTGATGTCATTAGTTGTTAGTTCAAATGTACTTACATCTATCGTAGCGCCTGCTCCTGATATAGACAGGGTAGTAGCTGTACCTGAAAGTAACCCACCACCAAAAGAGAATGTCTTATCCTGTTTAAAGAAGTCATTAGCACCTATCGTAATACCGTCCGTGCTATCTATAGTCATTGACCCAGCAGTAAGGTCAAAGGTGGTAGCATTTATAGTAAAGTTCGTGCCATCAAACTCTAAGAAATTAGTAGCATCACCAACCCTAAACATATTACCTGACTCAATATCACCCTCACCAATACCAAAGTAATTATTGGCATTTATAAAGAATCCGTAAAAGTCTCCGTTACTAACACCACCCTGAGCTGCTTGTACGTTTATGTCTATATTCTCAAGTTTACCTACAATAGCCTCGTTACTTCCATCTGTAGCTTTTAACTTACCAGTAACTTCTATTTCTTGGGCAAATAAATTAGATACATTTATTTCTGTAGCAGTAATCGTTCCAGCGGCAATCTCACTAGCGGTAATGGTGTTAGCGTCTATTTCATTTGCAGTTATGGTATTAGATGCTATCTCATCAGCAGTAATTGTTCCTGCGGCTATATTACCAGCTACAATCGTATTAGCTGCTATAAGTCCAGTAGTTATGGCTCCAGCACCAATATATGTTGTTGCGTTACCTGAGTCTATAGCATCTATAGCAGCAATAGCGCCTGCATCAGATATTAATGATAATGTAGCTGTATCCAATGTAGCAAATGCTCCTGCGTCACTAAATGAAGCAATACCAGAAGAGCCACTTTGAACTATAATATTACCTTGTACAGTAAGAGTGCTTCCACTAAACTCCATGTATTGACCAGCCTTAGACAGGTCACCCACTAATAAAGAGCCAGTGAGGAACGTATTATCTCCGAAGAATCCAAACCCACTTACATTGGAATACGTGCTAGTTAAGTTAGCAAGGTTACCACTTTGCGTGATTACCGTTATGACCGTATCAGGGTCTCCTGCTCTTGGCGAACCACTTACTGTGTTAGTCCATTGTACGATTCTATTGTAAGGAACCTTAGTAAAGTCAGAACCAGAACTCCTATCTAATACTGTTCGCTCTATATAGAAGCTACCTGATGTTCCGTAGTCTAATAGTATGTTTCCTTTGTTTACTGTTTTCCCTACAGCTCCATTTGATGCGCCTGCATACGTTATAGTATAATCCCAAGTTTGTGTACCGCCTGCTACACTAGCGTAGTTAGATACGGTTCCATATACATCAAGTATAGTTAATCCACTTGTAGAATCAACGACTCTAGCCCTTACATGGTCACCAGCCTCAAACACCTGTAACCCACTTAATCCTTCTAGGTCTTCCACTGTGATGCTTACAGATGCGCCAACACTAGGAACTACAAATGATGCGTTTAACTTAGCAACTGACTTCGTTAGTATGTCAGACCCTGCTAACGCTTGCGCCACGTCTGCCGTAAATGCTTTAGCTACTAACTCATCTATATACAATGTTCTAAAGTCACCAACACCTGCCTGAGATATTTGGAAGCCACTTGGTGTAGTAGTAAACCAAGAACTAAAATCAGCCGTCTCTATATCGTCATTAACGGTTACCGTTCCATCGACCTGTAGTGTTGAGCTAAGGATTGTAGCCCCACTTACTGTTAGCGCCCCAAACGTTACGCTGTCGCTAGTCTGAACGTTTTGGTTCATCGCATAAAGCTCATTGTCGCCTTGACCAGTGTTCAGTGTAGGAGCGTCTAATGTTCCTGAAATGGTGGTGTTACCTGTTACGTCTAGCGTAGTACCCACCGTCAATGATTCTGCTACATTTAAATCATCAGTTATATAAACGCTACCTGCTATATTTAAGGCTCCTGAAATGTAATAATCAGACGTATTCCAAACTTCTGTGGATGTGTTCCATACCAAATCAGATTGCGTGTCTATTTCGTTGGTTCGTAAAACACCAGTCAGTGTAAGGTCATCAAATTGAACATCATCACTCGTACCTAACCCCAAACTTGTTCTTGCGGTGTTACCTGACTCCGCTACAAAGTTAGTTCCGTTACCAACAATGAAGTTTCCGTCTGTAGGTGTCAGACCAGCTATGTCATCTAACTGAGCGTCCCATGCCTGCACGTCCGTTCCAATCGTAAGACCTAAGCTCGCTCGTGCGGTAGCTCCAGACTCTGCTACCCAATTCGTTCCGTCTCCTACAATGATGTTGCTATCGGTTGGAGTGAGTCCAGCGATGTCCGTTAATCCAGCGTCATAGTTTTGATATTCGTTCTCATCAATAGGAGTGACCCGTACAAATATCTCTCCATTGTTAGAGGAGGAGTACACGACATAAGCAATGGATAATGCTATTTCACCATCCGCTTGTACGGGTTCCGTGTTCTGAAACCCACCAGCCACCGTAGTAGAAACCCAAAGGATGTCGCCATTACTAAACGTGCTTGTATTTATTTGGCGTAACTTACCAAACTTAACTACTTTACCATCCGCTCCATTGGCTATGTTTTCAGCGGCTACTCCTAGTATTCGTGTAGCAGCTATAGTGCCATCTGCTATCATTTTAGTTACGAGAATCCTTCCTGAGGCTCCAACGGTGCCAGAGGAATATACTACCTCACCTTTATTGATTTGGGAGCCTGTCTGGTTCTTTACGTTGACCTCTACTTTCTGACCTAGCTCAATGGTTTGTCCATTAGTAACGAGACTTAACGTTTCTTCGTCTGAGTTCCAATACAAGGTTCCCTGCGTCTCGCTACCTGTCTCTGTATACGTAGTATCAAAGATGGCGGTGTCTAGGGTAATGTGCGTAAACGGAGCAGTGGTCGGTACATTATCAAAGTCTTCACGCAACAATGGAAACCCACCCTGTGTGGCTCCGTCATGAACGACTACAGTGTCTTTGGTAAGGTCTACCGTAAGTTCCGCTACAGCGCCAGTAAACGTGCTGTGTTCTACGGTTGTACCACGTCTGCGTTTTACTTCCGTTGCCATATACGTTATACGCTAGGTGCTTCCAGATACGCTGGAATACTGGTTAATATTTCCTGCCCTATAAGAGTTATACTAGATGAACCTCTACCTATTTGGTTGGTATATGCGGTTCTGTACGTTGCAGCGTCAGGCACTACCTTGACCCAGTTAGTATCGTCAAAAGATACTTCTATGTAGCTATCACCGTCTGTAACGAGAGCATCTACTAAGTCTGTAAGGAGCGCTCCTATGGTACTAGACGTTTGACTATCACCAAATAAAGTTCTTTTTGCGGTGGAACTTAATAGTTTACCCCAATCTAGGTTAACGGTAATTCTAAATCCACGCAGATTATGCCTCAAGCTACCATCTATAGCCTCATCAAAAGCTGAGCCGTAATTAACCTGACCAAGTTCCGATACAGCGCTGTTTATGATAAACTCATACTTCCAATCGTTGGCTGTATCATAATCCTTCTGTCGTATATAGATATTAGTAATTTTAGATGATAGAGCCATAATCTAATTGTACGGTTACTGATTCTGTTATGAGCCTATAGTCTCTGGCTTCGGTGACGGACTCGGTAATGAACCGCCAATCTTCAAAGTCTATTATAATGTCCACGTCACCCTCAGTGCTTCTAAATACTAGCTTGGGAATAAACAGACCATGCTGATTAGCGTATTGAACTCTATGTTCGAATCCATCGTCTAAAACTACACGAAATACATTATCAGTATCAATACCGATATATATGAACTCTGCACCATTGATTAGGTCGGTGGCTATGTTGTTACAGACCGAGCGATATACATCTGGAGTCGTACACAACTGATAGGAAAGCTCGGCTTTGCGCCTTATACCTCTGACGTTGCTCCGTAACGTCCCATCTATAGCTTCATCGAATGTTGACCCCCAAAATTGTAGTTCGTCGCTCTCCGTGTAATTTTGGATGGTTAGCGTCTGTGTACCGCCCGAATCAGTGATGACTACTATGTCGGTTAACTTAGCCAATAATATACCCTTCGCCCTTGATAGTGTCGGACTCTAGGTCATACTCCAAATAGGATGGGCGTACTTTTTTGCTGTTAATAGTAGGGTGTATGCCACTATCAAATTGAATGAACTGATAGGGCTTTAGCGTGCTAATGCCAAATATCTCAAAGTCAACAGAATACGAAGACGTGATACCCAAGCTCTTTTTGTAGGAGTCACGAGCGTCATCGGATATATCGTCCATATCGGATTGAGACAAGGCACTAGCCCCTGTCGTTGCTAATTCCCACTTTTGAGGCGACTCCGTAGTATCAAAAAATACGGTGTGCATATCAGGAACAAAGTAGTTAATGGATATGTCTTGTGCACCTGTAGCATCTATCTCTTCAGTCTCAGACGTGCTTATTTGAGCGCCATCTATGTTGTCTTGAATAGCAAAGACACTATTAAAGTTTCTTACGTGCCTGTCATTGAACGATACACCAAAAGACTTTAAATCTGAAGATCCTATCTGCGCATAGTAATCAGAGTTGGATGTACTAGCAAAGTTTCTGCGTACATAAAAAGAATAACCCATCATGGCTCCTACAACAGCGCCTTCAACGATAGATAACTTCAGAACAACGTCTTGCCCTTCAGCGTATGTGTTCACGTACTGACTATCAAAGATTAAGTAGCGAGTAGTGGTCGGTGTAGGTATTGACGTAATATCAGACTTGGTAACGCTAGAAAAGTGCCCTAATATTTTAAGTGTAGGGCTTGACCCTTGCGCTTCTAAGAACGCAGTAATTACATCGGTTGAAACGATTAGTCCGTCATCTGCGTTTGTTTCTCCGCTTGTCTCGTAGCTAGAAATGTCGTAATTCGTAACTTGTACATTATATCTTAACGCAGCTTGAGCCTTGATACTTATTTTTCTAGCTTGCCAATCATATTCACAAGAAGATTTAGTAGTAATAAAGTAGTCGGTTCCTGATGGAGTCGTTATTTGCACTTGTATGGTGTCACCTAACCCAAGAGCGTCTATATACGTAAATAAACTATCTCCGTTCCCTAACTCATCAAATATTGTGATAGACACTTCAGCTATATTTACTCTAAGTTCGGATAGGTCATTGACCTCGTCTTGCACGTCAAAGTCCTGAGATATTTTAGGCATATTAGCCAATTTCATCGTAGTAGTCACGTCACTGGTATGGGTCATACTTATCTGTGATGAGAACGTCCCAAACTGTCTAGTTACGTTTCCTGTATTTACCGTTAACGTTGGCATTATACCCTAACCTGTTTGTTACCTATCTCTCTTCCTCCTTTACCAACAGCTACGGCTAATCCAGCCCTATCTATCTTTACATCAATAGTTGGAGGTGCTTGACCTGATGTTGTTGCGTTAGGTAAAAAACTTATTTGCTGTGTAGGTTCAGACACGCCAGATTTAGATGACGATATGGGTGATATTCCACCTGATCCTGTACTAGCACCGCCACCAGAATCATCAGCGCCAAATTTAGTGGCTTTTATTTTAGCTATTTGTATAGCCCCTAACGCAGCTGCTATAGCTATTTGCCCTGGCTTTCCTAAGTTCTCAGTTATAGCCTTAGCTGTATTTATTAAGGCTTCTGCTATAGCGGACTTCTTTTCCACTTCAAATTGCTTCCTTCTAATCATCTCTAACTGTTTCGCAGATGCACCCCTTGCCTTAGCAACCTGAAACTCACTTTTAAGCTGAGTTTTCATTAAAGAAGTAAACCCATCAGTAAACTGATCCGTAACCTTGAGCATAGACAGTGTGGCTGTTTGTCGCTCCTTCTGCTCCTCTGTTAACGCATTTGTTTCAGTCTCAGTAGATTCCGTGATTCCTTTAGTTCTTGAATCAATAAAGTCTTGATAATTCTGTATCCTCTCACGTAATATTTTAGCCTCTTCATCGCTAACTGTTTTAGCCAATTCTATTTGAAGTCTTGCTATTTCTTGTTCTGCAAACGCAACAGTTTGATACAAAGGAGGTAGCTCTGTATCCTCTAAACCTAACAATTCTTCAAACTCTCTACTAACTCTTACAACACCATCTACTGTTGATTGAACTAAGCCGTTAATAGTGTTGAACATGTCAGGAATCTTACCTTCAAAAACTTCCAGAGAATCATCAATTAACACATCTACTGGAGCAACTGCCTTTACCGATTCTCTAGCTAATTGTTCGCCAAACAAAGAATTAATAGTAGCGCTCATTTCATCCATGTTGTCAATGACAACGTCTTCAGGCTCTATATTTAGACTAGCCCTTAAAGCATCTACGAACCCTTCTTCTTGAAGTTTTAAGCCAGCTAAACGTCTTGCTTCAGTATTTTTTATTATCTCCTGACCAACTTTTTCTATCTCTTCATCTATTTTTAAATTCTCAGCCTTAATTCTTTCAATTTTTTGTTCAATTGCTAAAACATCTTGTTTGCCTTGAATCACCATTTCTTGACTAGCAATCTCTCCTTCGAAAAAAACCCTAAATTGATGCGACTCTTTTAATTTTCTAGCCCTTATTTTAGCCTGCTCTAACTCAGCCTCAAGAGACTTTTCGTTCAGATTATTTTCCTCTTTTTTGTTTTGAAGTAGTTCAGCCAACAATTCTTTTTGCCCTTTAAGACCCTTTATACCTAAATCAAATGCACCAGTTTGCGCAATTAATTGAGCCGTTAGTCTAACATCATCATTTAATCCTTCTATTGCTTTTTCTAATTCTTCTGCTGATTCTTTATTTTTCCCTAATAACTGAGGTAATACAGTGGCTGCCGTTACCAATAAGTTTATACCTATAAGGATTCCTCCTGGACCTAAAAGAGATTTTCCTAAAGCCTTAAAAGCTCCTTTTAAACCACCAGTTTTAGTGGTTAAATTACCCATTAACTCAGCAGTGAATCCAATGTTGTTACCAACAGCTCTCATACCCTGAGCAAAATTAACTTGACCGCCCTGAATAAATTGAGACGCATCCTGAATACCATCACTAAAAGAAAACAGCGTTTGATTAGCCGTAGAGAAAGCTTTGTTGTTAGACGATGTTTGCTTACCTAATTTCTTTTTAGCAGCAGCTAATCTATTCGTGTCTTTGGTTAGACTTTCTGTTTGAACTTCCTGACCTCTAAGCGCTGCCCTACCTTTTTGCAGTTGAACAATTAATTGTTGCTCTTGAGTTGTTAACCTAGATATAAGTCCATTTAGTCTAGTTCTTTCAGCTCTATTTAACTTACCTGAGCTAGTAAGTTTCTCTAAATCAATTCTTTGTTTTCTTATCAGTTGCGCTCTTTTACTAGCAGCCTGATTAGTTTTTACTATCTCCCTTAAATCACCTTGAGTGGCTTTTCTCTTTAGGTCTATAGACCTTTTTAACTTGTCATTAGAACTAATGAATAATTTATTCTTTTCTAATACACCCTTAACTTCTTTCCCTAAATTACCAGTTGATCTATTTGTTTTATCTAAAGAATCATTTAGTTCTTCTAAGGACTTAGCTGCACCTGCCTGACCAAAGTCACCAATCTTTGAATCGATTTTAAACTTTATATTGTAAATTAAATCAGGCATATTTATTTATCTGGAGGTCTATGATACGCTTCACGACACATCATAGCCTTAGTTATCTGTTCAACCGAACACTCGGCTTCAAGTTCCTGTGCTCGCAGTGGATCAAAGTCAGCAAGTACATAACAGTAATATGTGTATGCACCGCCAACTTCAACCACTAGGTCATTAGGTGCGAGCAAGTCTAATGACTCTAAAGTACTCCGACTCCATCTAAAGGTACTTGTCGCCTGTTCGTAAAAAAATCCCACGCTTCCTCAAGCGTTCCGAGTTCTAATTCGTCAGACTTCCAAGTGTCATTGTTAATGGTCTTCTCTAGTTTCATGCAGTGTCTTGCGGTAAATTCACAATACTTAGCACGAAACTCTTCATCCAAACGCCAAGCGTTTACCGCTTGTAAATCGTCTACATCATAATCATCAATATCCAGCTTATCACTAATTAACTTTTTATAAGTTTTAGGATGTTTTTCCTTGTACCAGCCCAAGAGCATTTGTCTACGCTCCTCGACTACTTTATCAAAACGAATAGGGGTCGGCTTGACCTCAAACCGAACCCCCATAAATTCGCCAGTTACTTTTGTAATACGTCCCATAAATTGCTCGCTTTATTTTAGGGTTTAAGTGTTAAATTCTACAAAATTGTAGGTGCTATCTAGTTGAAGTGTTGGCTCTTTAAAGGATATACTGTCGCTAGATCCAATAATAACAGATGCTCTAATCATCTTGGCGTCAGAAGTTGGCGTTATACTAACTTGCTTGTTACCAGTGGATGATATAACAGTTTCGTCACTAACATCTGATGTACTACCATTATCATCAAAGGACTCCAACTTTATTTTAATGGTACTGTCTCCTGAGTCATCAGAAAGAGCAGTAACGTTTATATTGAAATATAGCGTTCTACCATCAAATGGTAAGTACACGTCTCTATGCAATGTAGCTGCTGAACTATGAGTAAAAGTTTGAGCATTAGTTACCGTAGAAAACGACACTGTACCAGCAGACTTGGTCCAGCCATAAGCAAGAGCATTAGCGCCTGTAGCTGCTGCAGCACCCCATTTATAAAGAGCTAAACCATTATTGCTATATGATAAGCCAGAGGTATGTTTACCTGTGGTTGAATCGTATCCACCAGTAGCTTCACGAGGACTATTAAATCTAAAGGAGGCTGACTCAGAAAACACTTGATTTACGTTCATTGCACCTTCTAGCTGCAGTATTTGACCGCCTAAACCGAATCCACCAAACACAAGGCTTGTACGGTTGTCGGCTAACGTCTGCAAGCTAGATATAGTACTCGCTTTAAACAAACCACTAACAGTAAGATCAAAGTTCTTACTTAGAATAATGGTTTGCCCATCTTCTATGATTGGTGATGATGCTGGTTCTATACTAAGGACTTGACGAGAAGCCTCATCTGAACCCTCTTGAACTACAGAAAAAGTAAAGTGATCGGAAAAGTCAGCAGTATTTAAAATGCTCAACTTCTCTAGTTGACTTCTACTCATTAGATTATCTCCTAATTATTAGCTAGAAGTTAATCCGTCAGCAGCACTGATTACTTCTAATGTTCCAGTTAATACAGTTTCTCTACGACCGTTACTGTAATCTTCGTATCCGTTTAGATACATTTTACCACTGTCTATGTTAAATGAATTTGATGCACCATCAAATCGAACAAAAGCCTTGTCGTGTAGAGTGCCGTCATTACTAACAGTAGCCAATGATAATATAGCTGTACCAGTACCATCAGCTCCTATTCCTGTATGCTTGGTTCTCATTTCAATGTTTACAGTGTAAGATTCGTTAATAGTTTGACCGTCATCAACTACTACTGTATTTGGTTCTATTGTAGGTAAAGAAGCTTCAACTACAACATTATGTATTTCGCCACCACCAGTAGTTCCTCCAATAGAGTCGCTACCTATGATAACTTTGTCTAATATAAATTTAGCCATTGTTTTGTGTTTGGTTTAGGATATTTTAATTATACTTTGAAAATTCACGTTTGTTGACAGGTAGCCATCTTCTTCGTCTATCGTATCAACGCCAGTTATTGTAATGGTATATACGTCAGCTGTTATCGTCGTCGCTGCTGTTGTATCTGCCCAATCAATAAGCTGATCTGTAAGTTCTAACATTCTATCATAAGCAACATCTTTACCGCTGTGAGAGTCAGGCTGGTCTACATATACTTTAGCCTGAAAACTTTGGTTAAGTTCTGTTGGTTTCTCAGCGTCTACTTGATAGTCTGTAGACCCATTAAGCAACTTGAACATAACCGCCTCGGTTTTAATGTCACCACGCTTTCTAATATCGATATTATCACCACTGAACTTCAATACCTTTTCTGCTGTAGGTCTTGCGTCGCTAGATGAATAACTACTAAAACTTGTTACGTATCCACTAAGTATTGAGTTTCTATCCATTTACTTCATATTAATTATTAAGTCAGCGTGTATAGTTCTTTTCTCATTTAGTAAGTCAAAAACAAATGTTTTAACATCCTCTATGTTAGATTGTTGTTCGCTAGAACTTGAATCTTGCTCAATAGGAAATTGCCTTCTTTGGGGTACTCCATAACCTTGCTCGTGATCCTCCATGTAATTAGCAACAGAGCTGTCACTATAACCAAAACTGACGCTTTTCTTTTTTGCTTGATACATAAATGTAGCATCAGCATCTCCAGTATAAAAGAAGTCAGGTTCAGGTTTTCTTCCTATGTCTGATTTGTACTTTGCGTAGCTTTCTACTAAAGGGAACCTATCGGAACCATCAGGCTCTAATGACTTTCTATTCATGCTTTCTATCGAATCAGAATATATTGTCCCTATATCATCTAAAACTTTAATAAACTTATTAGAGTTAATTTGAGACTTTACATCATCTAATATAATTTTAGCTAACTTTTTCATTAGTACAAACTCATGAATCTAACCCTTGGCGTTGTCTTGGGTTTAGAAAGTAAACCACTAAGTCTTCTAAGATTAGCTGTTAAATATTGGCTATACATACCATAGTACTTTCTAGCCTTTTCATAAGAGTAGCTATCTCTGTGCGTTGCGTCCTGTGCAAACCACAGCTCTAAAAATTTGTATGAAAGCAAGTCAACAAGAAGTTCTTCAGAATCCGCAGCATGTATAGCATCTAATAACGCTGCCTCTGTAGCATACGTAGAATCGTTTATGTATTCCCTTAAATTCTCAAGAATATCCGTTTTAAGGAGCTTAATTGCTTTACCTAGTATTAGGTTATCCTTCTCCGATAGATTGAGCACGGTAGTGCCTGTAGTGACGTTAACGCCCTTGAACGTTAGCTCTTCTAGTGCATCAATATTGTTTCTAGTAAGTGTTAAGTCGCTAAACGCCATGAGTATTGTTTTGTGTGTATTAAAAAAATAGGGGGCAGTTACCATAATGGTAACCACACCCCTTTTAATTAGTTACTAGGGCTTACGCCTTAGCTACGTTACCACGAATGTATCGTCCACCTAAGTCTGGTCTGAATACCTTAACTCCGTATAGTACTTCGATAAGGATGTCAGCGCCTGACTTGGTTTCTTCTACAGTCAACGTGTAGTTTACGTTGTTCATTGGCTCGAAACCAGCAGCTCTACGAACGCCTGAACCTGAACCGCTATCCACTGAAGGCATTACAGCAGTTACTAAGGCAAGGGCAGATGGGTCGTAGAAGAACTGCTCACGTCCAGTGTCGCCTGAAGCAATATCAACTGGGTTGATAGTAGCGTTGTTAGCAACAGCGGCACGTAATGGCTCTTTAAGAGTCAATACAGTTCCAGTTTGAGACTCAACAGTGTAGAAGTCATCCGTGCCTTTAGCAGAACCGAAAGTAACGATGTCACCCTCAGCTAAAGATACAGTAGCAGCACCACCAGAACCATTGTCAATGGTTAACTCAGTTTGCCCGATAGCTTCGTCAGCAGCTAATGTAGCGTCAGTTACCGTAGCCGCAGTGTGGCTAGAACCTTGATTGTCTACAAAGAAGTCGAAACCATACGCACGAGCCATAGCTCCACCTAACTGAATACCAGCATCTCCACGAGTGTTAGCTTGTTGGAAGATGTTTAGGGTAGTCAAGTCTTTCTCTACGAATGGGTCAATAACCATCATTAAGTTATCCGTAGTGAACTTACGAGAAGCCATAATTCTACGAGCTTCTGCAAGGTCATTGTCGTCCATTACAGTAGAGTCAGTGTTGTTGTCAGCGAAAGCTACTTCAAAAGCCTTACGAGCTTCTACTTTTACGTCAGCATTGATTTGGTCAATAAGCTGGTGTAGTCTTGGTACAAAGTGCTGTTGTACTAAGTCAGGAAGCGCAAACTTTTGGTCAGCTTTGTCGATGCTGAAACCAGCATAGTAGTGCTTGTTGATAGTTAGCGTTTCTTCGCTAGCATCAGGAGTTCCTAGACTATAAGAACCTGAGTAAGAAGAAGGGGAACCACTAGGCTTTACGGCACGAGTGATGTTTACAGACTTGTTACGAGCTGCAACGAGTCCTTCGATAGATGCGCCAGCTACGTTAGTAACGGCTTTAGATACCATTGGTCGGTCTGGATATTGGTTAGCTAGAGCTACCTCTACAAACGCCTCTGGTTCGTATATATTGAAATTGCTATTAATTGCCATGTCTTTATAAAAGTTAAATTATAGGTATAATGTTATATTTTAGCTTTTGGGTCGCTATGACCAGAACATGACAATTAAGGTTTTGCCTAACCATAAAAGATGGATTTACGCTTGTTCAGCCCAACCGCCTGCTGCTTTCATTGCTCCAAAGAGCTCTTCAGCTTTAGCACGGTCTGCTGGATTAGACGAGCGTACAAGTTGTTGAAACTCTGCTCGGCTAGGTCTTTCACTACTAGCTGGAGTACCACCAGTTGCTCCGCCAGCGCCCACTTTCTTGGGCTTCGCAAATTGTTTAGCAAACTCAACGAGTGAGTTAGCCACTGACTTTCTGTTGCCTTGAGCGTCTAGGTCAGGTACACCGTCTTTGACGGCATAAAACTGTCCGTTGCTCTCCTCAATCTCGTACTCGTTATAGAACAGTTGCTCTATATAATCTTGACGCAAAGTCAGTTCATTATCTTGTTGGAGTGCACCAAACGCTGATTGAAACTCAGTGTTTATGCGATTCTCCATTTGAGTCATCATTAACTGCTCTTTTGCGGCTTCAGCCTCTTGCTGGTATTGCTGCAACAGTTCTCGCAACTTCTCAGATTCACCCTTCTCTTCTTGTTTAGGTTGAAGGCTCTGCTGTATGCGAGAAAAAGCATCGTCTAATGACTCAATGTCATTCCCCAGTAATTCAGAGAACTTACTAACAACGTCCTTTTCGACCTTACTCTTTCCTTCGTTGTATGCACCCCGAAAGAACTTGTCTTTATCGAACTCTGGTTGTTGTGTTTGTGTTTGTGAGGTTGACTCCTCTATAGCTGATTCAGGAGCATCAGCTTGCTCTATGTTTTGTTCGCTCATAATGTGGTTATAAGTTAATTATTGCTCGCTTTGTGTTTCAATACCAACTTGTGCTTGGCGTTGAAGTTCTTCTTGTGGTAGAATATCCACTAAATTTCTTAGGTCAGTAGCTGTTTTAGGCATACCATACTCATTAAAGTGTTGCATTACCTCTTCAATATCCTCTTGAGGCATAGAGCGCTTGCGCATATATTCCGCAGTTAGCTTCTTAATGAGAGGTAGAGACATTGCGTGATACTGCATACCTTCGGTAATGTCTTGGAATATCTCATCGGCACTAGACAGGTCATAATGCTTCGAGTAGGTTACACCGTATCCCTCGTAATCCTCGTCACGAACCTTAGCCATTCTTCTTAGAACCTGCATCTCTATCATTTCCATGTCCATCGCTGTAGACGCTAGTAGCCCTTGTTCTTCTACGTTATCAAATCTCTTAGCGGAGCCCGACACATTGCTCTTAACAATGGACTTGTCCCGAACCTGAGCCATAGAGAAGATGAGCGACATTAAATCACCAAAAATTACGTCTCTAAGGTGCTGAAGACCCTGCATGTCTGCTTGGTATAACATATTACTAGGTATTTGCTGGTCATCAGGAATGATAATAGCCATACCTACACCCTCTTTGATGGTTCGAGAGTCGTACTGGTCATCATCAGCGACACCAGCTAAAGACCGAACAATGGAATCTGTGAGAACAGGAATAGGGTGTCCAAACAGTTCAGAACCCTTCTTTAGGTCATAGAACAACTCAGAAGAGGCTAGGTACATACCTTTTAGGCAATATCTACGTGGCTTACCTACGATGAACGAACTGTTAGCATCCGTCTGACCCTTGAGTAGCGTGGCTGGAACCTCACCAAATGGATTAGGTATTTCCAACGTCTTTTGTTTCTTCCCGTTCTCTTCGATGTACACGCAGATGTACTCAGGTGTGTAGGCAGTCCACTTATGCTTTTTAACGTTGTCTAGTTCGTAATACATTTGACGAGTAACAAGCAACGTAAGAGCGCCTTGTCTCACTTGAAAGTTCCATATTTCGTGGGGACGCACAACAAAGTTATAAGGAACTACGTTGCCGTCTGTGTCGGTAACAGGATTTCCGCTACCATCCATCATAAGGTCGGTTACTACCGCACCGAATCCAAGAACCTCTTTTACGAAGAGAACCTTATCTCGGTAAAACTCGGTAATGGAACAGCCTGCATCATCAAAGTTAGACTCTTTCCACTTCCAAAAATCTTTGTTTTCAGGGTACATTCTGTTGACGTTGTTCTCGTCATAGATACGCTGCTGGGCTGAAAAGAACTTCTGCTCTAGCGGAAACAACTTCATTCTGGATAAACGCTCTCTGTACTCCTCATCCGACTCTATGCTGCTCTGGTCAATGATATAGGACTTATCAGAAAACACGGTGCTAGAAATGGCTGTGTACTCATCATACTCTGCCTGAAACCAGCTGTTCATCATCTTAGCACGGTCAAGAACCACACTATAATACGGGTGACGAGTTTCTTTCATTACGATGTCTTCGACAGCGTCTTTTGATACGGAATATAACTTTGAGGTGTCTATCATTACTTTCTTGAGTATTGTAGGGCTATAGCGACGGCTTGCTGCCTCGTATAACCCTCTTTGATGAGTTGTCGAATGTTTTGCTGAATAATATTCGGTGAAGAACCACGCTGAAGAGGCATAATACTGTTATTACCATTTTACTTTATCCGCCCAATACGCTGCTGACATACGTCCTTTGGCTATGTTCTTTGCGTGTCTAGCCTTGAAGGATTTACGCCTAGCCTTTGCTGCTTCGGTCTTAGGATTCTTGCCCGCACCTGATACGCCCTGTTGACCAAAGCGTATGACCTTTACTTTGTTGCCCACTTTTGCTACTACAATATGAGACTTAGTAGGGTGACTCGGAGTCCGTTTAGGCTTGTTATAGCCACTTACTCCGTACCTTGTAAGTTTTGGGTCTTTTTTGCTACTCATGGTGTCAAAAATATACGTATATTCCATAAAGATTCAATACTAAAGTAAGGTATTGAATTTTATCGTAATTCAGCCATAAGTTTGACGCAATTATGGCAAGAGTATCAACTAGCGGAGCACATACATGGGGGCATTACTGCCTCGCTCATTACGCCAAATAGCATAATCTGTCGCATCCGACATATGTCCCCTGTCTCCGTTGTCTATTTTTAGCCCTTTGTCATCAACTATGGAGTACATATAGTCCTTTATGACGTGTTCGCAGCGAGTATTGACTAACAAACGCCTTTCTCCGTTGGTTCCAGCATAAATTACGTTGTTTACCTTGTCCACTCGCACTTTTCGCTTCGGATTTTGGATGTCTAGCTCGTTTTTATACGAAATGTCGTTTTCATCGAACACTTCTCGCACGTAATCCCAGTCATTTTTGCCTACACGACCATAATTACCACTTTTTTGGTTAGAGGTGTTGTCCCCAGCCAATAAAACCTTCGAAATACCCCATTTATTGAGTAATTCTACTGCTTTTAAGGCTTGTTCAGTAGTTAGAGCTTCTTTCGAGAAGATTTCATCGAAAATAACATACTGCTTAAGCCCATTACGAGCTCTTTTAACTTGGAGAAGAGCCCAACAATGAGGAGACCTGTTGAAATCAGCACAAAGCCAGACAGGATGCCCACTATCGTAATCAAGAGCCGTAAGATTCCCATCAGGGTAGTGATTGTATCCATCAAAGTGTTTGTAAGCCTTTCTCGTGGGGTCATCTGTTTCCTCGCTCATTTCGTACCCCAACTTATACGACAGAAAATCCATCGCTTCCTCTTGGAGTAGCCGTTGTTTACTGTGATTGGTTTCCCATAGGGGAATGTCCCAGACCTTATCTGGTTCTCTCATATCCTACTAAATAAAGTTTGCATGACGGCTCCACCCTCAATGAAATAAACGGGCACACCAACATCGTCACCCTCCGCTATTAAGGACATTGCACCTGAATGGTGCTGGTGTAGTGTTTTAAGGTCGTATGTTAGGATTGCCCATTCATTCTTACTGCATTGCTTTATAATTTCGTGTATCGCCTTAGAGTTTTGATTCTTTCCTAGTATTTCCCACTTCTGACCAACAAGTTCAGCTTCTATCATCTCTAGGAACTCTTCCATCTTTGTTTTTATGTAGTCTACCTCGTCCTGTTCTATGTTCACCCCAAAACGAGCGTACATTATTACTTTAGCTTTCTTCATCGTGCGTTACTATATGTTTAAGTTCTTTGGCTAGTACTTTGGGGATAGCATACCACTCACCCCTTACGTGATTATCTTTTAGCTGTTGGTGAAGCATACGCTCGTATTTACCTACGTTATTCGTGCGCTTGACCCAAACAATTTTTACCTCAAATGGGTTACCCGTTTGTATTGATTGAAGTCGTTTACGAATACCATAAGACGTTACTCCTATCTTATAAAAACCTTCACACTCAACGCAGTAGACCATCCCCCTAAATACTTTGTAGTTATATTTTTTCTTTTCTGTTTCTCTTCGTGATTTGTTTCTACACTTACTACAACGACTCCTATGACCATCCGATGCGTGACTGTCTCTATTAAACTCAGATAGAGGCTTAGAGATGTGACACGTATTACACGTTTTATTTTTCAAAGTTGTTCCACTCCTCGACCTTGTAACCAGTCTTATCTTCTTTTACCGATATTTGCAGTACGTTAAAAATGCCCGATTTCATCAGACGGCTGTTAGCGTCATTAGGATGGTATGGTGTACACACACTTAAAACAATACCTTTATCGTGTACACGCTTAATCCATGTGTTCGATACTTTGTTCCACACGGTTTCCCTACGAGCCGTAGATATTCTGTCTTCGTCATTGCACACGTCATCAAGAATAAGCACACCAGCACGTTGACCTGTGGTTTGCGTGAGGACGGCATACGCCTCATACGTGGGATTACCCGTGCGGTTACGGCTCTTAACGATGATGCGTTGCGTAGAGCCTGTATCCGTTCTATCAAACTCAACAGGGTTAAAGTTGTGCTCTCTGCACCAGTAGCGGTACATATCACTCATGAACAAGGCTCTTAGGGACAGTATTCTCTTCGTAGAGATGCCACCGTCGGCAGATACTATCAGGGTCTCTAGCTCGTGCTTTCTCGTGGTCATGTATGCTGACAAGCCAATAGGAACTTGTTGGGACTTACCCGTGTTGTAGGGCGCTCTAATTAAGCCATTAAGGCGAGCGTTCTTGGATAGCGCCTGTTGCTCCCAGTCATAGATACCCTTCTGCATCGTGTGATGAATCTCAGCTTGGGTAACCTTAAAACCGTCTTGGTCAGCTAAACAGTTTTCGATAAAAGAATTACGCAGGTCTAACGAGTCAGGGGGTGGCTCGTGTCCTACTATGTTGACTAATAGATTAGACCAATTATTTTGTTTTGGCTTCGCCACCGTAATGCTCCCTACAAAGGCGGCACTGTTTACGGCAACGCTTGTGACCAGCCAGTTGGCTGACGCACTTAAAGTTATTTGAGTTTGAGTCTTTCATTCTCCCTCTCAAGAAATTCAACTTTAATCCGCAGGGCAGATACTTCCTCTGTTAATTTTAACACTTTATCTCGCAAGTCATCCTTTTCATCAGATGACTCAGCCAACAACTTTTCAAGGTTGCGGACTCTGTTTTTTAAATCGTCACGGTACTGTACCGTATCGGAATTATTTTCTTCGGTCTTCTTTTGTTCGGCTTTGATACGAAGTCTTGCCTCAAAGAACTTCCATATACCTGCGGAACCAGCTACCGTTGCGAGCGTGATTACAATCTGCGTGATGTTATCCATTGATGTTTTTTCTATAGATTTTTTCTCTGGAAAGTCTGGACATACTTCCAAAGGATGCGATTATAAATAGAAGCCACCCATAGTGTGTTGGACTAGGGAAGCCTATGGTGATTGCGTACATAACTGCCGATGCGGAATAAATCCCAAATGTAACCATAGAGGCTCGCACTCTACAGTCAATGTCATCAGAAGCCACGCAGATTATCTGATATATACCAGACATCATCGGTATCAAAGAAAAGAATAAACTTGCTCCAAGTTCAATACTTAATGCCAAAGGAGCTAAAAAAATATTCGCCATAGCCAACACAATCTCAGTGGGTTGACTGTCGGAGTACATCCATACTTGGCGTAGCCTTATTGCTTTCAGTTTCAAGAGGAAAAGTTCTGTTTCGAGTGATGCTCTTCTTTTGTTACCCTTATTAGGTTCCATATAGCAAAGATTAAAATTAACAACCAACCAAAATGAGAGCCTGATAGCATACCCTCCATGTAGTAGTTCATTACCGTGCCAATAGCGACAAGTGTAGCTAATTGCACCGCCCATTTACGAACCCTGAGCGAACCACTATACAGAACTGCATACAACTGAAAGAAACCCACCATGCTAGCACATATCTGCATGGTCATGTGTGGGTCACCCAGCTCTAACATTGCAGGCGGTAAAATAAGAGCGTGTAACAACCCAATCAATACCTCGTTTGGTTCTGAGTCAGAATATAGAAAGATTGATACGAATCTTTTGTAGCCTTTCTTAATCATGATAATACCTCGTAGTCCGCTTCGATTGCTTCCATCCTATGCGCAAACTCTTTTAGCTGGTCTAAGTCCAAGAAGTCCTGAAGCACCTGAAGGGTTTGTTCCCTGAGCTTGTTCTTATACTCAATAATAATGGTCGGCTCATTACTTAGCTCTTTACGCACGTCATGAAGGTCTTTCATTATCTTGCTCAAGTCCTTCGGGTGAATCTCATCTAGGTCAGGATGATTCTCTAATAGGGTCGTAATCTTAATGAGCATGAACTCTACTTTAGCCGACATCTTCTCTTTTCTCTCCTCTAGCGTTCCAATGAACTGAAGAGTGTTACGGTACTGCTCAAGGTCTTTTAGGAGCTCTGGGTCAAATTTTGAGCGTGCCACAACGTCCTTAGCTTGCTCCCTTATCATTATCTCCTCATCAAGGTTTCTTCTCTGAGCTTGCCAGTTATATATGGACTGTCTAGACACACCCCATTTCTCAGCCACTTTGGACACGTTGCCCATCACCTCAATTTCCCTCAGAATAGCCACTTTCTCTTCAGGGCTAAACTCGTTAGTCCCAGCCTTTTTCTTTGACATACTCTATAATGGATTCTATGCGGTTATATATGTAATTAGGCAGCTTATCAGACATTGATGGTATCCCGTGCAAGCACTCGATGACCACCTTAATCTCCTCTATTAGCTCCTCTTTTGACTCGATTCTCGACTTCTTGTGCCACGTCATTACGTAGAAATTTATTGTAGTTTACAAACTATAGGTAAAAATTCCCCCAAATGCAAGGGGTATGGGTAAAAATTCAACATTGACAGGTATTGGTGAAAATTTGATTTGTGCGAAAGGATTGGTGGCAACAACCATCTGGCGTACATTTTAATATATAGCCCCTGTTACATTCCAATATATAATATAAGATATATTTTTAGTATATAATATAAGATATAAAGGAATGTAAAGGCTTAACATATTTTCAGTTTCTAGTTAGAAGTATATTTACTTTTTTGTCCACTATATATATTAAAAGTATATTCAAAAGTATAATACTACAGTGAATAAAAGTATATTTTAAAGTATAGGTTTCTATACTAAATAATATCATTAAAGTAATCAATAAAGCGTATAATAAGTATTTCATTTTAATTATATAATTTATTATTAGTAACTACATCTAAATATATATGCTCACATATATCATTATAACATATATTTTTTACATCAATAGATAAATCATTTTCTTCTATATCGGTTTCTAATTGAGAGTATATATAGGTATATATAATATCCTTTATAATATTAGATTCTATCATATTGTATATAGTTTTATATATTATATCATTATTATTTATATATAACATAGCGTGCCATGTATCTTTATTTTTATATCCATTATAAGTATTCATAGTATTATTCATTTATACATTCAAATGTTTTTAGTTCTTTTATTAAATATGGAACATCTAATAAATGTTCTATCCAATCTGTAATAATCCAATCAATAAAGGAATCATTTTTATAATCATTAACATATATATCTGTAAAATGTTTATGTATTATATTCCTTATTTCAATAGATATTTGCTCATCTGTAAACAATCCTTCTATATGAATAAATGTTTTTATATTATTGAATAATGTATCATTTTCCATAATATAACCTAATAAACCTTCTATATTTATACACTTAGTAAATTGTATATTTTCAAGTGTAGTTTTTTGTTTTAAATTCATTATATATCCTTTTTTATATGTTAAGATTAAAATAGGGAATGCTTTCACACATTCCCTTTTAATGGAGTTTATTGTTTGTCTAAATACAAACTAAAGTATTGAGCGTTTAACTTACTATACTTTTCTGCCATAGATTTTAACTCTATGGTTAAACCGTGTAATATCATATTATTCTTATACATTTTTTCAGCTGAATAAGATGAAATGTCATTTACCTTTTCACCATCTTCATTTTCTTCAATACCTATAGTAGAAGCATTTAATCCATAGAGAGATGTTCTAATGGTTTCAACTATAGTATTTAACTCTTTAGCATTGCGGTTGTAATCTTCAATAGTAATCATAATAGTATCCTTTAATTAATGTTAAGTATGTGCACATTTTGGGCACACTCAAATATACGATTTTTCATAAATGAAACCAAAAAAAATGGCTGAATATGAAATTATTTTTAAACCTATTTAAGTATATATGAAATATATTTTATGATAAATGCAAATATTATTTTTTCGTATAATATAAAGTATAATATTAGTTTCTAGTATATTATAATATATATTTCTATTTTTAGGTAAATGTATATTTTAAGGTATATTCTATTATAATATATATTTCTATTTTAGTGTATAATATAATATTAGGTATATTTATATTTCTAAGTATATTTATATTTCTATTTATATTTCTATTTCTATTTCTATTTCTACTTTAGGGTATATAAAAATTTAGGGTATATAAAAATTTAAAGGTACATAAAAATTTAAAGGATATATAGAAATTTAGGATACATAAAAATTTATAGGCTATCTAAAAATTTATCCTTAAAGTATTCAGATAATATTTTATACTCATATAGATATATACTTTTATATAATCTTTCGTTACTCATTTTTACTAACCTATTTAATCTAGTTTTTTCTATTTCAGTTTCTAACGATAGTTTGTATTGTTTTATATTATGTTCTATTAGTTTTATATATAGATTATTGTATTGCATAATGTTCATTTCTTTTTTGTGTCCAAATTATAGATTGAAGCTCGAATCCTTTTAGATTATATTCTTTAGCTAAAGATATATGTAAATCTTCTAATTGTTTATACTCTACTTTATTAGGCTTAAAAGAGTCTACATTATATTTATTTAGTATAGCTCTTTTTTGCCATATATCAATTGTAACGTATCTATCATCTAATAATAAATTATTGTAGAAACTATATATCTTTAAAGCTGATATAGGTATATTTTCTTTATAATCATATATATTAAATGCTTTATATTTTTGAGTATTAAAAGTAGACACTTTTATTTTTTCTTTTGGTATATTCCATTTTCTAGAAATACATATCTTTTGTGCATCTATTTTATTTTTTACCCATTTACATCTCACCGATAATCTAGCTATTATTTCAGCCATATTTTTGGGCTCTCTATTATAGTAAGTAGCTACTTTATTAAGCCATTCATTCTCTCTATAATACCAAAGTTTAGCATCATTAAAAGTATCTTTAGGTGTACGTTCTAAAATATCTATTAGATTATCTCTATACTTTCTTAGCTTATAATTACTTAGTTTTTTCATTCTTTTTACCTATTTTTTTAAGTTCATTATTTATCCTATTTCTATATATTTCTGCCATTAGTTTCTCATGATGATAATCATGCTCATGATGTAGTTCATCATATAGTTCATGATATTTAAAATCATGTCTTTCTTTATCTACTAAGTACCTATCTCTATTTTTCATTATGTATTACTTTAGTTTAAGTTAACAGTTCCAATATATGAAATTTGAAATAAGCAATTTGTAAAAGAATGTAAAATTATATATATATATTTTAAAGTATAATATAATATTAGGTAAAGGTATATTTCTATTTATAGATAAATATATATTTGTAAGGGTACGTAAAAATCTATTGTGTAAGGGTCAGTAAAAATCTAGAGGAAGGGTGGGTAGAAATCTAGAGCCACCCTCCGTAGAAATTTATTTAGCCTCTATGATTCTGTTGAGCTTTATGTATTCATCAGCATACACCTTAGCTATGTACTCCTCATCACTTAGCTTAGATAGCCTAGACAACCTAGGTTCCGATATGTTCGTCACCTTACTAAGAAATTTGTTCTTAGTTCCATACGTCTCTTTAAGGTATTTTACTTGGTTCATTCCTCTATCTCCAATAGTATGTTTATAATTAACGATTTGGCTTGGTCTACATTCCCATTAAAGGCAATGTGTAAGACATTCGCTATCTCCTCAATAGCCTCCTCACGATTGTGTGGTGCTTGGTCGATAACGTCCGTTACGTATTTTGTTACTATTCGTTTATCCATTGTATTCCTCATTATTTATAGTTCAAAGTATTCTTCGTATATATCCCAATTTACGTCACCCTGAGGTGTGACCAAGCCATTCTCAATGTATCGCTTTGCCTCCCTCCCATAGTGACCCTGCAACTGCCAAGCTAACCCTGTAGCTATCAGGTCAGCAAAGAACTGCACTAACCACTCAAGGCTATGTTCCTCCGTTTCATATTCAAGTACCCTTTGGTATAATCCCATTAGCTCAACTTGTTTCATAATATATCCTCCTCATCCCTAGGTTCCATCATGTTTGTTTCTAGATTCAGCTTGAATCTATTACTCTTAAACTCTTCTTCTACCCAAGACAATAATCCTGCATCATCAGTATCATTACCTCTACGCCTCCCATTATATCTCGGACTGCCGAAGAAGTTTATGTTCCTTATCGTATTCACGATACCTTTTTCATCATCAGATTCAGCTACCATTGTGTAGCCAACTGCGTACACTTTTCCATCCTCATATTTATGAGTAATTAATTCTACTTTCATACTAACTCCCAATCTTCTAGTTGTGGTTCTAATACATAATCTCGGTACTGCCAATGTAGGCACTCTAGGTTAGCTACCCTAACCTTTTTATAGGTGGTTTGTGTGAGTTCATTATTCCAACCTAATTCTTGCTGAACCTCAACGGTTGCGGTCTTACCCGATTTGCTGAGTTCCACAATCCTTACGTGACGAATATGCCTAACAACTTCATCTCTATTAATCTCGAAGGAACCTTTCTTATCAAGGCTAAATTTTAGTCCCTCATTATGGAGTAATTTCTTAGCCTCATCTAGGAGGGCTTGGTTCCTCTCACTTTTTAGTGCCCCATGATTATCCCTTATGGTATCCCTTGCTTTATCGTACTTCTGAAGAGGCTCAATCCAATAAGACAAAATCTTATTGAGTTCCTCTAGGATACCATCCTTTTTAAGGGTTAGAACCTTAGCCATTTCACCGATGATTATTAGCCTATATAATCCAAAATCAACCTCTGATGACCCTGAGTTATTAACCAACTCTAATGATGCGTTAATAAATTGACCACTTAAATCCAACCAATATTCGGACTCACTTTCAAATGTGAGGTGTATTATTGGTGTGTCCCTCTCATCTTCGGGTCGCCTTGTTCGTACCGAAACAAACAAACTTCGCCAATCCAACTCTGCCTCCAAGGATAGCGTGTCATCCGTAGATAGCACCTCTTCAAAGTGCTTTTCTATCGCCTTACAAAAGGTAGTGTTTGCGGTTTCTAGTGTCCGATAATACTCCTCGCTTGCTTCTTTGTAAGCCTCATCTTGCTTACTAATCATCTCATCTATTATCTGAATCTTTTGCTCAATCATAGTATTCCTTATTCGTTAATGTTCAAAGGATAAGCTACAAAGAGTTTCTGACATATGCAATTGGCAAAACAACATTTTTATTAAAAATATGCAATTTTTACCCTTATTTACATTCTTTTACATTTAGGATATTATATTAATAACCCACAGTAGAAATCTAGAGTAGAAATCCCTAGGCAGAAATCCCTATCTGATAACCACTGGTGAAAATCCCTGAGCCTCCCAGCTATCTCCATCCTTTTTCTTATTCTCAGGCTTAAACCAAACCGATTGAGCTTTCTGCCTCCAGCTCTTCACTGTGTTCCCCCTACTGTCCTTCCAATACCTCTGACGATTACTAGTAACCGATGCCTGATAATAATCATACATCTTCCTAGCACTATCCGTAGTGTACCCATTCCCATTAAAATATTCTATGACATCCTCAAGGGTGGGTATACTACTCTCTTCTTTATTTATAGTTTCTTTTGTGTGTGTACTCACTACACTAGTTACTGGTGTACTCACTACACTAGGTGGTGTAGCCATTACACTAGTTGGTGTACTCACTACACTAGTTACCTCATAGTTAATGGTGATTAGGGTGGTTGACCTGTTGGTCTTCTGGGTAACAATGAATCCCTTCTTCTCTAGTTGCTTAATGGCTCCCACTACGGTCTTGTTAGATACCCCAGCTAGCTCCACTATCTGAGATATACTTATATAGTCCGATTGCTTGTGCCACCCAATGGTCTTTCGGCATATAGCCATCAGCACCTTGAACTGGGCGTGGGACAGCTCAGCCATGTGCCTATCAATTATTATGTTGGGTATTTGTGTGTGATTCGGTACTTCTAGCATAGTTTTCCTTATTTGTTTACTCGAATATAAAAATAATTTTGGATACTCAATACTTTTTTATAAATTTATCCACAATCAAGAACCACAAAGGATACAATCAATGGAAGAACACATACAATTTATGAACGCATTCCTATCTGGCTTGCGCTCTCTACCTAACCCCGATGAGTATACCCGTGCCTACATAAGGGCATTTGAGGTGTGCCTACACTCGGCTAAATTAAACCAACAAAAAACAACTGGAGGAATACAGTATGAAAAATACTTGGAACTACCGATTAATGCTCGATGATTCGGGCAAGCAAAAAATCTACTCCTTTCACGAGGTGTACTATGAGGGTGGGGACACCCCAACCGAGTTTACTAAGATGCCAGAGACTATGATGTCAGAAGACCCAGAGGAGCTTATCTTTAAGATAGAGGGATTCCTGAGAGCCTTTGAGGAGCCCATAATATCCATTAACAACTTTCCGCAGGAGGTACACGATGAAGACCTATAGTAATATGTCTAACGCTGATTACCATGCACTAAAGGACTATATATCTAGCTCATTCGTTAAGAGCGTAGCTAAGCACTCCATTGCTAAGGCACTACAACCCATTGAGCCGAGCCAAGCCCTGCTGTTTGGTGATGCTATGCACACCTACTTCGAGGATAGTCAGGAGTTCCACAAGCGCTTCAAGGTGTTCAAGGACTCTGAGATAATAGCAAAAATCCTTGAGAGGAGACCCGACATTACGAGCCCCACTATGACCAAGGACTACAAGACCTATAAGAGGGACTTTGAGTGCTCTCTTGACGAAAATCAGGTGGCTATATCAGAGGATGATATGTACACGATTCAATATATGTATCAGTCTATGACTAATAACGATGCGGTTAAGGAAATATACAATATGTATGAGCCATCGGAGTCATGGGACGAATACTCGTTCCTGACCGAGGAGGAAGACCTGCATGGCCTGAAGTATCGAGTTAGACCTGACCGATTGCTCGTCCGAAATGAGGAGCCAATGGCTATCCTAGATTGGAAGTCATGTAGGGACGCTAGTGAAAAATCCTTTCGCTCGGACTTTTGGAAGTACCGATACGACCTACAAGCAGCATTTTATTGTGATGTGATGGGCATCCTAGTGGATGACTTTTATTTTGTTGCAATAGAAAAGCAATACCCCTTTAATACAGCGGTGTATGGGCTAAACCCCGAAACACAGATGAACGCACTCAAGGAGCTGAATGTGATTAAGTATCGCATCGGTGAGTGGAAAAACAACCCAAAACAAGCCGAAATGGGCTTACCTAATACTAATACAATTACACTATTATGAGCACAGAACAAAACACACTTAAACTATTAGCCGAGAGATACAAACTCACTGGCAAGGACTTCTTCAAGCACCCATATCAAGGGTTCATTATCATCACCCGAACAGGCGTAGAGAAGATTATGGCGCACGACAAAATTACCGTAACCTATGAGGTTGTGCCCGAACTAACTGAGGGACAGGAAAACTGTTGTATCAAGGCTACTGCCGAAAAATTAGATGCAAACGGTGAGGTATATACCGTAGAGTCTTATGGCACAGCCAATCACTACAACTGTCCTATAAAAACTAAGAAAACTGGCGGTGCGTTACCCCACTATCCAGTAGAGACCGCTGAAAAGCGAGCAAAAGCGAGAGCCGTTCTACAAATCACTGGGTTCTACTCAGAGGGTGTGTTTAGCGAAGATGAGTCAGAGGACTTCAAACGTGCTAAATAAGAATGGCGAAAAGGGCGAGGCACTCTTAGCTAACTACTTAACAGGGTTAGGCTATGAGTGTTTCTCCGCCCCTCCTAAACGATTTCCAGATTGGGACATAAAAGCAATAACACCAGAAGGTAGAACGGTTTTGATAGAGGTAAAACTAGACGTAACGGGTATGTTTCTGAGAAACAAGAACGGATTCAACTTCTACATTGAGATGTTCAATACTAAGCAGTTTGAGCCTAGTGGTATCTTCAAAACCAAGTCAGATAAGTATGCGTACTTCTTTCTGATGCCCGATAATACGTACCGCTTATATGTGTTCAAGACAAGAGAACTTAGAAATTTCTTGTGTGAGAACGTAGACATTCCAACCACTGGAAACTCAGTGGAGGGCAACGCAGCAGGGTGGCTCCTACCTAACACGAGCCTACCAAAAATTAATCACACCCTAATAAAACTAGACAGAGAAGGTGAATATGTTGATAGCCTCGATTATTATATTAGCAACGATTATTCTAGCTGATGTCCAAAGCCAAAGGTCGCAGAACCGTCACTAAAGCCATAGCCTTCTTCCACGATAAGGGAATGATAGTGGATGAGGTAGAGCTGGGTGGTCGCTTTCGAAAATCCAAAGACCTATTCGCTGGGCTCTGCACTAAGTGTTGGAACCTAGAATGTTCGTGTAACGAGCCTAGATTCGATGGGTTCGATATTATAGCGATGGATGGGAGTAACGTTTGGCTCGTACAAATCAAGACGAACAAACCTCCCACACAAAAACCGTATATTCGTTTTGCTAGGAACTTTGCTAGTAGATATATTAGGGTTCTTGCAATGACGTGGTATGACCGTAAAGGATGGGTCACCCACACATTCAACAAAAATGGAACCGTAACTAAAAGAGATTTAAGAAAAACTAATGAGAAAAAAGATGACACTAAATGAACTACACATACTAAAATTATTACAAGAGCAAGGAAAGGCTTCCTATAAAGACATAGAGCCTATGATGACCATAGAGGGTCACGACAAGTATTGGACAACCTTTTCAACGATATGTAGCTTGATACAGTCGGGTGTAATGGTCTCTGACAACAAGCACCCATCCACCTATTCACTAACCCCATACGGAAGAGTCAAGGCTAAGGAACTTCTATGAGCGAATTAGACCAAAGGCACTTAGAGGAAGTGCTGGTTGGTACGCTCATTGCTAGTAGAGAATATAGAGACCTTATATTCAATGTAACGGACGCTACCCACTTCCCTAATCTACACCCCATTTACTTAGAAGCGTGTCAGCAACACGCAGAGGGCATCCTGTTCAATGAGGATACCCTAGCAGCTAGGCTAGACAATTATAGCTCCGACTACCTTCTTGAGTTGCAGATGCACCAGCGAACCTCTGAGCACGACATCAAGGGGTATGCTCGTATCCTAAAGGACACCGCTGACAGGCGAAAGCTAACCAAGTCCTTGACCCAAGCTACCCAGCTCGCTCATAACCCGTCCACCACGATGGATGAGTTGATGATGCAGATAGATAAGCTAAGTGGCGAGCTAGACGAGGCTACCCCAGTAGATGCGCTGACCCCAACGCAAATCTTCGAGCGAGAACAGTCCCAGCCCAAGAAGGAGAAGCTGATAACGGGTGAGCAAAAAATAGATAATCAACTGTATCAACACGTTGGTCTACACAAGGGCGACATAAACGTGATACTAGCCGACTCAGGGCACGGAAAGACCCAATGGTCAACGTTCCTAGCCTCTAGGTTAGCCGTACAGGGCTATCAGGGTCTGTGGTTCCAAATGGAAGATTATGACGTGAACACGGCTACTCAGTTAGCCCTACAAGCAGTGGCTCACGCTGATAACGTGCGCATAGTGGATACTACCGATGACATAGACGAAATCAAACGTCTGTGCCGTCTAGCAAAAATTGAGGGTGGTCTTGACTTCGTGGTCATTGACTATGTGCAAGAGGTATATGCTCAAGGCAGGTTCGATTCGAGAACCCTAGAGATTAACTATGTAACCAAGATACTAAAGCAGATAGCAAAGGAACTCAACGTGTTGGTCATCGTACCTAGCCAAGTTACTATATCCGAATACAACCGTTCAGGGTGGCAACTAGAGCCTAAGTACAAGGACGCTCAATGGGCGCAGGTTATTAAGAATGTAGCTCATTGTATGACCTCAGTGTTCCGACCTAACATGGTCGAGTCCCTTATCCTGATGGATGGGTTTGGTGACCTCAAGGTAAAGGGCTGGAGAGACGGTGACGTTCACTCCTATGAAAGTGTGTTCGTTAAGGTTGTGAAGAGCAGGCGAGGACAGCTCACTCATGAACGCATCAAACTTTTACACCACAAAGACTTAGGGCTAAAAATTTAGTTATTGACTTTCTTCACTCACTCATCTATATTTAAACTTCAACTATAACTTAATCAAAGAAAAATGGCGACAATTATAAACGCTTCAATAGACGTAACAAAAATCCCTAAAGACGCATTAGTAACTGGTAAAAAAGGCACGTATGCCAACGTTACCGTGTTCATTAATGATGAAACTAGATTTGGAAACAATGCTAGTATTGCAATGAGCCAATCGAAGGAACAGCGAGAGGCAGGAGAACCAAAAGTATATTTAGGCAACGGACGTGTAGTGTACACTGAAGGAGCCGTGACCGTAGCGGAACGGGAAGATGCCGATGCTCCAGCAGCAGCGGTTGAGGCAGCACTGCCCTTTTGATAAAGACCCGATTCTACGCTACATACTAGAGAAACTATTTTGGTAGTGTATTTTCATTTAGTATTCCTTATGAATGGAGGGTGTGAAAGCCCCCATTCTTTTTCGGTAGGGATACCGATACCTTAACTTAACTATATTTATAACTTTTTAGTTTTTCGTTTAAAGTTATAGGCATGGTACACTGTTAGGATGATATGTTGTTGAGATTAGGTAATTCCATTTATACTACTTACTCAACTATTTGGTTTTTGATGTAATCGACTACATCAGAATAAATGAAGAGGG